TTTGCATTCCTAATTGAAAGAGACCGATGGGAACAACGCGATGGCGTAACTTATCGGATCATTGAGAAAGTATCACGTTTGATCGATGTATCTCCGGTTTCAATGCCGGCTTATCCAAGCGCAACGAGTGAATTGAAAAAACGAGATTTGGAACCTGAAACAAAAGCAGAAGTTGAAACGGCAGCGGATGAACAAACACCCGAATCCAATTCAACTGAATCTGCCAATGTGGATGATTCCGCCATTTATTTGTATAAAAGTAAAATTCTAAATTTTTAACACGATGAAAAACATCGAATTGCGCGGAAAACGCGCTGAATTGATCAAGCAAGCAACGAATATCGTTGAGGCGGCTCAAGCAGAAGGACGTTCATTGAACGCAGAAGAAAAAACAAAATTCGACGCAATGGAAGCGGATGCACGTGGCATCAAAGAACAAATTGATGTTCTTGAACGCACTGCTGAAATGAAAAAAGAATTGGCTGCAAATGCAGAAGTTCGTGAGGCCGCTCCAAAAGCAACACGCAAAGGTGCATTCGAAAAATACCTACGCAACGGTATGGGTTCTTTGAACGCAAACGAGCGTTCAATGATGGCTGAATTACGTGGAACATCAACGCAAGTTGCTGGAACCGATTCATTGGGTGGATTCCTTGTACCGCAAGATTTCAGCAATGAGTTGGATATCGCAACATTGTTCACTGGTGAAGTTGAGCGTCTTGCAAAGAAATTGAACACTGCTGGTGGCGCATTGTTGGATTACCCAACAATTAACGATACCGCAACTGACGCTGGTCTAACAAACGAGGCTGCTGCGGTTACCGTTCAAGATATGACATTCGCAAATGCACAATTGTCTGCATACAACTACGCATCACAAGTTCGTGTTTCAATGCAGTTGTTACAGGATAACGCATTTGATCTAAATGCATTCCTTGCTGAATCAATGGGTGAAAGAATCGCACGTGCAACAAACGCTGCATTCACAACAGGTAGTGGTTCAAGCCAACCACAAGGGATCATCACCGGTGCAACATTAGGAAACACCGCTGCATCTGCAACGGCAATCGCCGCTGATGACATCCTCGATTTGGTACACAGTTTAGATCCGAGTTACCGCAACAAAGCGTCTTTCGGTTTGATGGCACACGATAACGTGATCGCAGCGATCCGTGCATTGGGTATTGGTTCAAGCAACGATTTCCCAATCTTCATTCCATCAATGTCTGCTGGTGAGCCTGACAAATTGTTCGGTTACAACCTGTACTACAACAACGATATGGCATCTGCAATCACCACAGGTCAAAAGACCTTGTTGGCGGCTGATTTCAGCAAGTTCGTTGTTCGTACTGCTGGAGGTGTTCAGTTCGTTCGTTTAAATGAGCGGTACATGGACGAATTAGAAGTTGGCTACGTGGCATTTGCCCGTAAGGACTCAAAAGTTCTTGACACTCGCGCCGTCAAATATTTGGCTCAAGCCTAATAGATGAAGGTTAGATTTTTAAAATCAATCACAGGATCAGGATTCCACTACCGCAAACACGCGGTGGTGGATATCCAATCCGAAGAAAGATTGGTTGATTTTCTTAATGCTGGATTTTGTGAAGCGATTGCGGAACCACCGAAAACGCGCGCAAAAAAAGCGGTAAAGAAAACCACTACAAAAGAAACACGATAGAAGATGGCAATTGATATTGTAACGGCGGCCGCATCCGAACCCATCACATTGGTGGAGGCAAAAAACTTTTTGCGCGTTGATCATTCCGATGATGACGCGTTGATTGAGGCATTGATTACCGCCGCCCGTCAAATGTGTGAAGAATACACACGGCGCATTTTGGTCACTACAACGGTCGATGAATATTTCGATCAATTTCCGCACAATCATTGGGCGGGACATTCCAATTTGTTGTATTTGTCGCGCGGTCCAGTTACAAGTATTGATTCCGTCAAATACGTGGATGAAATAGGATCAACACAAACGATTTCATCATCGTTATATGTTACGGACCTTATTTCCGAACCGGCACGTGTTCAATCAACTGATGGTTGGACCACGGGCGCGGGCGTTATCAATCAATTGATCGTGCGCTATGTTGTAGGGACTGATGTTTCTGCAATTCCAAAGCCATTGATTCAGGGAATGATGTTGGTCATTTCCGAATTGTACGATCAACGAATGGATCGTGTTCGCCAGTTGCCAACGGCATCGGAATATTTGTGGAACCCATATCGAATTTTCACATTCTAATGATTGATCAATCAGGACAATTGGATCGCAGAATCGTGATCCAAGGCTATACCACCAGCACCGACGCGTTCGGTGAAGTTGTGAAATCATTCACAACATTGGCCACGGTATGGGCAAAGGTTGAGGAAAAAAGCGGAAAAGAAGGTGAAGATGGGAACCAAATAGTTGCGAGTAAAAAGGTGGAATTTTTCATCCGATACCGCAACGATATCAATGAGCAAATGCGCATTGTGTACAACAACGAAACATACAAAATTGAAACTATCCTGAATGCCGATTCACGCAAAGCATTCCAAAGGATCGTGACACGATTTGCGGACTAATGGGAACAACGGCCGAAAGAATGATGTCAGCAAGAAGTTCACGCGGTGGAAACACTGGCGGGGCTTTTATTGGTTTTGATGAAAAGGATATCAAAAAGGAATTTGAACGTGCGTTCAAAGAATTGGAGAATCTACACGATGGGGTGACCACGGCGCAAATTCGCCGCATCGCACGTAAGTCATTGAAACCGATGTTGAAGGCATACAAAGAGGAGGCTAAAGCCAAAAGCAAACGCAATTTCGTTGTTTATCGAAACGGTGGAATTTATGCGGAAATCAAACCTGGAACACTTTCAAAATCCATGGGGATCATCACAACGAAAGTAAACCGTGGATCAACATTCGCATCGTTGCAAGTTGGTCCAAGGGTGAAGCGTTCATTTTCCGATCCTGAAAAGGGCGGATGGTTTGCGCACTTTTTGGAATACGGCTATTTACAGGACGGCGGATATAAAAGTGGAATTCAAGGATTCGCAAGTCGGGCGCGGATGAAAAATTCATCAGGCGTTGGAAACGAATTCAAAAGATTGATGCGTTCATTTTTGAATAAAAAGGTAAAAGCCGCACGGGTATGATAGGAAAGGTTATCAAATACACATTCGACAATGATTCAGCATTGAACACATTGTTTGGTGGGCGCGTTTTTCCTGTTGTTGGCGCACAATCACAAACGACTCCATTCGCAATCTATGAGGTGGTAAACATCACCACCAGTATGACAAAAGAATCGGATTCGCACATTGATGATATAGATGTTCGAATCACGTTGATTTCAACAAAGTATTCGGACACACAAAACGCCGTTGAATACATTCGCAGTGCATTCGTAAGGATGAACGGAATCATTCAGGGTGTGAAAGTACAATCGTGTATGTTCGAGGGACAACGCGATTTGTTCAGCGATGATGAACGAACATTTGGATCACAAGTTGATCTACAATTTCGGATATCACGCGATTGATTTAGTAATTTGTAAAACGATAAAAGAAAACAAAAATGGCTGCAACAAGCATAATGAATTCAACTGACGTTGTAATTCAAATCAGTGAAGATGGCGGAACTACTTACGACATCATCGGCCGTGCGACATCGGCATCATTGAGTGTTTCAATGGAAACACGCGATACAACAAACAAAGATTCTGCTGGATGGCAAGAAAATCTTGAAGGATTGAAATCTTGGTCATTGAGTGGTGACGGATTGGTGACCTACTCAATTAGCGGTGACTATGACACACCGGATGATCTGTTCACATTGTTGTCAAACCGCACTTTGGTAAAAGTGAAATTCGGTTCTGCAACAAGCGGTGAAATCGACTACACGGGCGACGCTTATCTCGTAAGCTACGAACAAGAAGCGGGCGTTGAAGAAAACGTGACGTATTCATTCGGGTTCACAGGAACAGGTGTGTTGACTCAAGCATCAGTTGCTTAATCAACAAAATGATTCGGGGCCGTCCATTGGGCGGTCCCTTTATTACAACAACAACAAAACAAAAAACAAATGACACAAATCATTGAAATCGGGGAACGTAAACACCCAATTCGATTCGGATTCAACGCATTGCGTGAATTCAGCCGAATGACTGGAACAACATTGGCAGATTTAGAAAATCTTGGAAACGATATGACATTGGATCAGGCGATTACATTGATGTATTGCGGATTCAAAGACGGCGCACGAAAAGAAAAGGCACCGTTTCGTTATGATGTGGCCGATGTTTCGGATTGGATTGATGAAGATGAGGCGTTGATCGAAAAGGCTTTTGCGGTATTCGAACAACAATTTTCTTCAGGTGAAAAAAAGTAAATGACCGAACGTCCACGGGCAGCGTTCAGTCATCCACATGGGATGATTTGGAGGCGTTTGCGTTCGGTCAAATTGGGTTGATGCCCGGTGTATTTTACGATTTGTTGCCACGCGAATGGACCAATTTGGTTGATGGCTGGAATCAAAAAGAGAATCGCCGCGAACAATCGGAGTGGGAACGCACACGTTGGATGACAACGATTTTGCTCAATCCACACACGAAGAAACGGATCAAGCCAAAAGATTTGATTGTGTTCCCATGGGAAAACAAGTTGAAGAAAGACCGCAAGGTTTGGACACGTGGTGAAATTATCGCCACAATAAACGAACGAAAAGAACGCGCAAAGCAGAAAAATGGCGAATTTATCCAGTCTTAATTTCCGACTAACGGCGAACATCGCGCCATTCCGTAAAGGTTTAAACAAGGCCGAACGTTCAATGGATCGGTTCGGTCGCAAGATGCAGCAAACAGGGAAAAACCTGTCAATGAAATTGACGGCACCTTTGGCGGCATTGGGCGCGGTATCGTTTAATGTGTTCAAGGGTTTTGAACAGGAGATGTCCAAAGTTCAGGCCGTATCAGGGGCAACGGCTGAAGAATTTGCAGCGTTATCACAAAACGCCAAAGATTTAGGTGCATCGACAATGTTCAGTGCGCGTGAGGTTGCAAGCCTACAAACGGAATTCGCAAAATTAGGTTTCAGCGCAAAGGAGATCACCAAAGTCACCGGTGCGACATTGGCATTGGCCCAAGCATCGGGAAGTGATTTGGCACGTTCGGCTGAAGTTGCCGGTTCTACATTGCGGGCCTTTGGATTGGATGCGAGTGAAACAGGACGCGTCACTGATGTGATGGCGAAATCGTTCAGCACATCGGCATTGGATATGGAAACCTTTGCGGAATCAATGAAGTACGTCGCACCGGTAGCAAAAAGCGCGGGGATGTCCATTGAAGAAACATCCGCGATGTTGGCGGTGTTGGCGAACGCTGGGATCAAAGGATCACAGGCGGGAACATCATTGCGTCGGATCATTTCGGAAATCGGCGCAACGGGAAAACCGACATCGGAGGCGTTGAAAGATTTGGCAACACAGGGCATTGGCCTTGCGGATGCGAAAGATGAAGTTGGCCGATCCGCACAATCGGCATTGTTGATCCTTGCTGAAGGTGTG